AACCACTTGGAGTCAACACTATTGCTAGTTCATTGTATCTTGTAAATTCACAGAATCCTGGGGTCGTTATTCTGCCTTTTGAAAATTCAGTGGTTGACGACGGCGAGACAACATATGCTCCAGGGAACTTATTTTTTAAATCGACTACAATAGCAAATAATTCAATTCAAAGCCTTGTGCAATATGCCGAAGACATCTCTAGAAAAATTACAAACACTGTTGACATATCAAATGATATATTTGATTTCTATAACAGATCCTATGGTCTTTTACCAAACAACTATATTCAAAAGTTTCTTGGTATTCTAAAAAGTTCTTTATCGTATATAAACACATATCAATCCAGCGGCAACCCATCAAAAGAAAGCTTAATTATTCCAGCTCTCATCAACTACTCTCAAACAGACAGGACTTTAAAATACTATCTGTTTCAGTTTGTTTTGCTATTGGGCCTTTGCTCAATCACGAACACTACCGATAAGAAACTTTTTAGAAATCTAAAAACGGAACTTAAAACAACTTTAAAGTTTTCTAACTTACCATTTAGAGAAATTTTATTAGATGTTAATATTGATCAATCTTCTGATCTAAGAGGCGCAGCACTTGCAATGGCACGCGAGATTACAAGGTATGTAACTCAAACATTAATAGAAAACTCATCTCTGACGCTGGATGAAAACGCGAGTTTGACACCAAGGCCAAGAACGGACGGAAATCAAAACCTATTCTTAGAGAATCCAGAGATGATTTCTAGAGTTTTAATTGATACAGTAAATTCAAGCGTTTCAAATAGGCCAAATCTTTTTAAAGATTTTGTTGACCTTGCTTCTTCTCTTGACCAAGATGCTTCAATTGCAGGTAGTCAAGACTCATGGTTGAATGCAAATTTAACAACATCAAGATATTCAAATATTTCTATCTCCTATCTGCTTCTTTATTTATTTGAACTCATTTGCTCATTTACGAAACGTTATTTTAACGTAAATTTTGACGTTGAAAATGGAAAATTGTTTGGCATTGTTTACAACAAAGAAGATTGTTTGTGCGCTTTAAAGGGTGTTGAAAATGCAATCAAGGAAATACCATCCTCCTTATTATCTTTTCCAACTGAAATTAGAGTGGATTTGGCATCTAACGCATCCCAAAACTCATCTGTTAGCCTAGATACGCTAGGATTAATTTTAACATACACACCAGAACAGCTTAGAAAAATTAATGAATATTACGACGTAACCAAAAAGCTTGCAAATGCATTAATTGATGAGGACACATTCTTAAAAAATATCTTAGGTATTTTTGGCGTGATTTCTACCAACTTAAGTAATGCAAAAAGGATAGGAATTAATTTATACAATTCTTTAACACCAGCACAATCAGATTTATTGCGGCGAAATGCAAACATGCTGAAAAAAGCACAGTTCAGAATCGCAAAAACAACATTCGACAATATAAAAGCGGCAAAAGACAACAATATAAATTCTTTAGCGTTTAACATAACAGATGATGAATATTACCACTTACTATCTCTTAGCAAAGAAATGAAAGCAGAAGATGGTGAAAGGACAAAGTTGGTTGCGGTTGGCTTGCCAAACGGTTTTATAGATTCAATAAAAGGAAGAGCAAGTAAAACGGCAGCAATTTCTGGTGCAGAACAAATAGTAGATCTTTCATCAACAACAGGTATAATTTCTATTGCAATATATCGTAAAAGCTTGTTAGATGAAGAGATAATTTATAAACCCAAGCGTTTTATTTTCGATACTTCTCTAATCGTAAACAAATATCAGGAATCTTTAACAATTGATCCATTTACTTCGTTTAGTGAACAAAATGGACTTATCACATTGACAGATTTAGAATCTGTTAAATCACCAAAAACATTAACAAAATCGAGTGTCGGAAATTATTCAAAATACAATACCATTCTTTCGAATGAAGAAAAACAACAAATGATTACAAATCACATAGAAGATTTCTTGTTTAAGAAATATATGGCTTTGTATAGTGGTATTCAAATTTCAGAGGAAGTTTTCCCTATTGCAGAATATCAGTTTAGAAATAATATTAATGATCAGGCACAACAATTTATGAGATTGGTACTTCAAACATTTGGAATAAGTGATTCTAGACCAATAAAGGACATTTTAGCGGACGAGGCAACTCCAATAGCTGTAAAAGATTCTATGAGTCTAATAAAGAATTCAATATCATTTATGGATATGGAAACTCTTGATTCTGTTATAATGTCTGAAAAATTATTCGATAAAATTCTTGTTGTAAAAATTAATATTGATAAAGACTTCGAAATAGATACAGCACTAACAAGAAGACAAGTTCTTCAAAACGAATCAATTATTAAAAGAATATATAAAGTTGGCGAAAAAACATTCTTGAAAGATTTGGACGGATCTATAATGGATGAGTTTTATGCCACAATAGAGGTGCTCGGTTAAAATGGCAAAAATTATTCAAACAACATTACCTTCAAAAAAAATATCAACAGTAGATGTTGCGGAAATACTAAATTTTAAAGCCGAGTTTGTTTACAATTTTTTTCAAAAAGATGAAAGAAGAAATGAAACTGGGGAGGGTGTTCTAGAGCGGTTTAAGACGCTTAATGCCACAGATCTTCCAACAAGCATCCAAGAAAGTGTTGACATAAATACAAGAGTGCCAAGGTATATACTTCTAAGTTGGAATCCCTATGTTGTTGGATCAAATAGCGAAATCTCAAATAACGTGAGAATTAAAGACAATATCGATAAAGTTTATTTTGAGGATGATTTTAGCTACGATGACTTTAGTGTGTTAGAAATACAAGATCTATCTGTTGATAGAAAATTAAATCTATTTGTTGAAACATTGCTGAAAAACTCGTCCAAAGAGTCAAAAAACATATCTGCCGTAAATGCGATAAGAAGTGCTACGGAGGCCACAAATACAAGTGTAAGACCAGAGATTTTAGCAAATGGAATGGATGCAAAGCTCTTTGGATTAAGATTTTTTGGAGATAATAATAAACAAAAAAATTCAAACGACTATGCGAACATATTAAAATCAAATAAAAGTAATATACAATTAAACAATAAGATATTAAACGACACGATCAAATATAATGCTTATATTGATCCAACAAATCCATTTGTTGACGAATTGCAAGGCTTTGTAAGCGAAGCAAGTAGGATACAGAAACAAGCTAGACAAGATCGAGACTCTTCAAGAATCTCAAGCGAAGAATATGATTTCGAAATTGACAAGTATATTAGACAGCAAGTTTTATTCTCTGACGTGCATAATCCATTTATACAGTCAGTTGGTTACTTGATTGAAAAAATTGAACTTCTACAAGACGGAACAGAGAGAAAGTTGCAAAATATCTTCGTAGAGAGCCCAAATAAAGGCGCGTTTTTTGACCCGAAGGTAAAATACGGAGCAACATACATATACAAAATCAGAGCGGTTTTTTATATCGAAATTGAAGGTATTGATGAAAATTCTGGTTTGTTAAGCAGTATTGGCATACTGGTTGCTAGTAGACCTTCATTAACAGAAGCAATTTTATGTGAAGAATATGCGCCGCCACCAGCTCCACAAGATTTGGCATTCAAATATCTTCCATTCGACGGAGTATTGAAGTTAACATGGGCTTTCCCTGTGAATCCGCAAAGGGACATAAAAAAATTTCAGGTTTTTAGACGCTTTTCTATCTATGAGCCATACGAATTGCTTAAAGAATATGATTTTGATGACTCGGAAGTTAAAGTTTTATCGGGAGAATTCCCAGAAGAATTTTTGGTAGAAAAACTTACTGGTCCCAAGACAATGTATTTGGATCATGAATTTACCAGAAATAGTGTTGCGTATTATGCGCTTGCCTCAATAGATGCACACGGAATAACATCAAACTATTCTGCACAGTATAAAATATCATTTAATAACATTTTAAACAAACTCAATGTTGAACTTCTATCAATTGCTGGTGCCCCAAAAGCATATCCAAATATTTGGATAAATCAAGACGCTTTTGTTGATAGTATTAGAGACCAATATCATTCGAAGCTTGATGTATATTTCAATCCAGAATATCTAAAGGTTTTTAATAAGGATGATAAAGATTTGAATTTGTTAGCTTTAAAAGTATCGGACTGCTATCAATTACAATTGATAAACATTGATAAAAACGAACAGCAAATCTTAAAAATAAGACTACAAGATAGAACAGAAAACGTTATGAGAGAGCCAATTGATGGAGCAATAAACAGAACGCTTTTGAAACAAAAGCTTAATACTGAAAGATTGAAAAATATAAACGCAGACCAAGAAAGACAAGAGTCTGGCTATATTGATAAAAAAATTGATTCAGTTTTCAAAAATCAATAACATTTAAAAGTAGAAATACGAATTAATTAACAAAAGGAAAAGTAAATGGGTTTTTTAGATTCAACAACATCAACAATCGTTTTAGACGCGGTTCTTACATTAAAAGGTAGGGAACTAATAGCTCGCGGCGATGGTTCTTTTAGAATTTCTAAGTTTGCCATAGGTGATGATGAGGTAGATTATACTCTAATTCAAAAATATGGCAGAACAGTAGGGATTGAAAAAATAGAAAAGAATACACCAGTTTTCGAGGCACTACCAAATGGAAGTTATGCACAAAAATATCGCTGCATTTCAATTTCAAATCCAAATTTAGTAAGATTGCCGATTGTAAATTTACAAGGAGTTGGATTTGATTCAAGTTCCGAAGTCTTGTCAATTGGCAACACTACTACAAGAACAAGGACAATAACAGTAGAGCAAACAATAAGAGAAGAAACAACAATTGATCCAGAACTAAGAGATCAAACATTTATCGTTAATCTAGACTCTAGATTTTTAAGTGTAGTTGGAAGAAGACCAGATAATATTGATGGATTAAGAAGAGCGACTTATATAATTGATAGAGATGCTGGGGAAAACTCCCTCGGTGGCACCCGTTTAACTTTAACGCTTGGAGTACAGGCGATCCCAGAATCAAATTTTTCAATTTACGGTTCTAGATCAAATCAAAACATTATCAAAACATATGTTGTTATAAGTGGGACCGCATCAGGTGGCGTAAAACAATTTGAAGTTCAAATTTCAAAAACAGACTAATTGAATCAATATAATAGATATCTAAAAACAGAACAGAGAAAAAAATGCCTACATTTCAAGAATTAACAAACGCAGATTTTGCAACAAATAGTGATGGATTAGATATCGTTATTGATTTAATTCAATCAGATATTTCTTCATCCTCTTCGAGACGTAAATACCAACATTATATTACTGGAGCATTGAGTGCCTCTGGCGTCACATCCAGCTTGTATCAAACAATATACGATCAAGATTTTACGTTACAAACTGCAAATGCTACATTTGATCTAACTTTTGGTCTTTCTAGAAGCTCGTCACTGGTTACAAGTTCGCTTCTATATACAGATTCAACAACTGGGCAATTATACTTTCCATCTCAGTCTTTGATGATGAGAGAAAAAATAGCGCTCTATAGAGAAATGGCACAGACATTGCTCGGTGATCCTGATTCTGAATTTAGCTTGTCATCTGGCTCATCAACTATCACAGTACGCGAACCTTTATTCTTGTCATTTAAGCGTCTCTTTACAAGGGATAGAATTAAGCGCGAAACATTTGCAATAAGATTATTGACGGCCTCGAATTATATTAGTGGTTCTGCGAGCGGAGAAAAGATTTATACAGATGTAGGATCTTCGACAAATCAAGAATTTTCATTTGGGGGTGCGGTTTCGACAATCGTGGATAGCTCGACAACAACATATCCAGTTGGACTACTTTATTTGGATAAGGGCATTGCTGTTCTTGATACTCAAAGAATTTTTAATATCACTGAATCAATAGCAGGAACTTTAGATGCTGTAAATGCGTCTGGTACAGAATCATTCTCTGGGACTTTTAATAAGCTTATGGTCAGTGCCTCTATAGATGATTTTGTAGATCATATTGCTTCAACAAGATTTGGTTCATCGTCTCTAACAGCTTTGGCATATCAAAATCAAACAATCCTAAACAGCTCATATATTACAGTCAGACTCCCATATTCTTACTTCAACTATTCGTCAAACCCTTCGTTTGTCGATACAAATGGAAGAATTGTTGTAATCGAACAAGGACAAGAAGATATCCAAAAGTCCTTTGTTATGTTTACTTCAGTTGGATTTTATGATGCTAACAATAACCTATTGGCTGTTGGAAAGACATCTAGACCTGTTTATAAAGACAGTTCCAGAACAACACAATTAACAGTACGCCTCGACTATTAATATCCTGCCATTCCAATTAATGAAAATGCATTATTTAGCAATAGTGCATCATGTCGTTTCAAAAGCTTAATCCAGAAGATTTTAATTTAACAAACTTGATTTTGAATCCATCAGTCTCATTTTCATCTTCATCTGCGGGAGTGACTGGTTCAAAATATGTTTTCTTGCAACGAAATGATGTCGAGAAGGCGGCAGCAACATTTAATAGCTCTTCCCTCTTTAATAATGATAATACGTCTTTAAAAGACGTTTTAAGGAGAGCTGCCTCGCAATCAAACTCAAATTTTACATTAATGAGTTCGTACATGGCAGAGGTTAATGCTTTGCCAACATCAAGCAAAAACCAACAAAGAATTAACATTTTAAACTATACTCCTGGCTATGGCTTTGGTACAAATTATAATAAAAAGAAAACAATATTAACATCGCTCTATTCGCCATATTACAAGCCAGAATATCCAGAAGCACACTTTTCATATACCAACTATCATAGTTTAAATTTCTTCACTGGTTCAATTTTTTCAACAAGTTCTGCTATTCTATATCCAAACAATGTTACATTACAAAGTAATGTCTTGGTTAGTAGCTCATATATTCCAACTGGCTCGTTTACATTTAATTTCTGGGTGAAACCCTCCTATTCATTTGCAAAGGCAGGGACAATTTTTCACGCATCTGGCTGTTATGCAATTTCATTAAGAACTGGCTCAAGAAAAGATCAAAATGGAAACCCTTCTGGGTTCAAAATCTTATTCCAAGTAGAAAGAGGAACATATATTACACCATCAGATGCAACAACTGCTTCTACTTTTGTTTTTGAGACAGATGATAATTCTTTAACAAAAGACACATGGCACAATGTTTGTATTCGCTGGGGTACCTCGAACTACAGTAATGGATCTGGCTCAATCTTGGTCGATAATGAGCAAGTTGGAAGTTTTGTGATCCCAAGCACTTCAATACAATTCCCAGTAAGTTCTGGGATGGACGGTCCATCAGCTATAGTGATAGGTAATTTTTATGAGGGAGTAAACTCTGGGTCATTTGGTTTGTCGCGATTTTTTGGTGCCGACACTGCTACCCAAGACGGTTTGCTTGAGTTGAATAGTGATACGGGATTTACTACCCCAACGAGTTATAGTTTTAAACATCCTTTGAACGCAGAAATACATGATTTTAAAATCTATAACAAGTTTCTTTCGACAACTGAAATTGATAATCTTATTACAAATGGACCAAGTTCTAGAACCAATCTTTTGTTTTATGTGCCGCCATTCTTTACGGAAGAAAGTCCATATAGAACAAAAGTTGGAGTTAGCGGTGGAATTTTAGTAACCCCATTCTATAATCAAACAGGAACGACACGCTCACCTTTTAGCGCAGAATTAGCGTTCGAGGTTGGCGCGCATATGATAAATCTTGAAAACCACACAAGAGAATTTGTTCTTGGTAGATATCCAAGACTACTTGGCTTAAGAACGCAAATTGCAACAAGTACAACGCCTCCAACAACGGCAAATGCTTTGCTAAATCTAACAGAATCGTTCTTAAAGAGAAATTTAACAATATTGCCAAATGATAATGGTCTTTTTATACCAAATTTTGAATACTGGTTAACAGATCTTTCTAGTTCCTTTTTTAGAAATGATATAACTGACGACATTGGGTACATTTCATTGAGACAGGTAATTTCTTCCTCGTACAACAATGCAATATTGTATCTAACACCTTCAACATCATCAATTGGATTTGGAATTGTTGGACCAGACCCATCGCTTTCTTCTTCTCTAATATCTGCACCAGCTAGCGTACCATCCATTCTCCAAAGATCTAGAGATCCGTCTTCCAATCAAATAAGAATTTTTGAAATCTCAAATTTGTTTTTTGGAAATAGAATAGAGCCAGGAACATTAATTTTAACCGATACTGCAATCAGTGGTTCTGATGGAATGTTGCCAATAACATTAATGGACGATGGCCGCGGCAATCTTTATAGAGCAAATGCGGCATCTACAAGATGCACATGGAACTCTGTTGGAAACGTTTTCTACAATGAAGGTATAGTTGTTATAAAAAATCCTAGCCTTTACTGGTTTGGCGAGAGTCAATTTCAAGTATCGTTTAGAGGCCAAACCTCAGTTTACACGATGACCATTGATTGCTATGCTGATTCCTTGAAGCAGATAGAGTCAACAAACTCCTCTTGGAGTCCATCGCTGAGAGGCTCGAATCTTGCAAATGATCAAGACACAAGATATGTTTACATTAATGAAGTTTTACTTCACGATGAAAACTTAAATGTTGTGGCAAGAGCATCGCTTGGTCAGGCAGTGATGAAAAGGACAGGGGATAAACTCTTATTCAAGCTTCCATTAACATACTAAAATGTATTCAATACACAAAAAATATACTCCACAAAAATCTGCAATAATCATTGTAACAAAACGCGGAGTACCAGTAGCAGGTATTCATTCTAACTGGTCTCAAACCCATGATTCATTTATCGTGTCTAAAAGTTACTCAACATTAAAACCAGGGTTTGGTTTATTTTTATACCGTTCGCTTTTTTCAATGTTTCCTAACAAATACTTTTGTCCAGATCGCTCTGTTTGTCTTCCAAAAGCCTTTAATATTTGGAATAAAATATATCACATAGGTTTTGGCATCTCTTGTCATGAATTCAATACAGGGTACTGGATAAAGAATCCAGATCATAAAATTCTAAACTACAGATACATATTGGAATCAACGGAAAAACCAGTATCATTGTTCAATGAGAAACCAATCACGGACTGCCTATTGGACAGCAGTATAAGCCTGTTTAGAGAGGTATACAGGGCAGAACTACACTCCCTGAAGGAGCGAGCTAAGACCCCCTATAACCCCCGTGTATAGAGACCACGAACTTCCTTAGCTTGTGGCTTGAATTGCAGCCTACTTAGATAGACGATGGCAAAGAGCACAGGGAAGAGCTGGTATAAAGAAGGAGTGGTGCAAATCAGCAAGTCAAGAGCACCCATTTCTTTCAGAAGTGGCTGGGAGTATGAATTTGCCCTTCTTCTTGAAGAAGACAAGACTGTGGTGTCGGTAGAATACGAGACTCTGCAAATCCCATACATTTCAAATAAGCGTTCCCAGAAAAGAAAAATATATATACCAGATTTCCTTGTTCAGTATACCGATGGAACTAAAAAAGTAATAGAAATAAAAAGAACGGATAGAGTCAATTCAAAACTCGTACAAACAAAGAAGCAAGCAGCAGAAGCATATTTGAATTCTTTAAACCCACCAATAGCCTATGAATTATGGTCAAAAATAGAATTGACGAACTATAGAAAGATTATTGAGGCGAGCATTGGAAAAAAAGTAAGTATTCCAAAACTTAAGTCCAGATCCAAGAAAAGAAAGTCTCACAGTAAAACACTTTCGGTTAAAAAAGTAAAGAAGAAAGTCGCCACTGACATTCTCTTGTCCAGCCAGCAAAGATTACTTCTTGAGACACATAAAAAATGCAAAACGAAATCAAAAGTAAAGAAGTAATTCTCGGATTAGACATAAGCAGTAGAAATGTTGGGGTTTCTGTTTTTGGTAAAGAAGCGGGTGAGTTGCTCGATCTTTTTGCCGTTGTATTACCAAAACAAACTATTACCGAGTATAAGGATATGTTTGAGAAAATAGAATATTTTTCTAATGAAATTTGTAACCGCTTCAAAAACCAAAATTGGATTCCTGTTGAAGTTCGTGTTGAAGCAAATGCAAAGGCTTTTTCTGGTGGTGCAACTACTGCACAAACAATGTTTGTATTAGCGAAAATGAATGCATTAGTTGTTTATTGGTTCTGGCAAAGGTATCCAAAAGCAACAATAAAAGAGATACAAGTTTCAACGGCAAGAAAAAAAATAGGTTTTAAACAATCAAAGACCACTGGTAAAAAAATTAAAGAACAGGTGTTTGATTTCGTAATAGCAAACTACTCAAAAACTATTGAATCTTTTCTACCAACAAAGATATTAAAATCTGGACCAAATAAAGGTGCTAAAGTTTACGATGAACATGCCAAAGATATGGTAGATGCTTTTGTCATTGGTAAAGGAGTTTAAGATGGATTTAACAAAAAAACAAAAACTGCAATTCACCACAGAGTTTGAACTAGAAAAAGGTATTCATGAAATACTCTCGGAGGTGTATCATGAAGAAAAATATGATGGTGTCATCGAGATCGAGTGGGGTCATAAAGCAAAAAGTGGAAAATTATTGGAATTGTGGGTTAAAGGTAATAAGATACCAGCAGTCCCAGCACGACGCAAGGAACAAGCAGTTTATTTTCACGTTTCAAGAGAAAAGGGCGTTAAGAAAATCTAATCTGTATTGCTTGCTACTTAAGACGAACCATAAACTGGTTATTGTGCAATAAGATGTTTACAAAATCTGAGGCGATACATTTTATAGAAAAATGTTTTGGAGAGGCATTACTATCGAATTCTGGTCTTAATGCAAATGTAGTATGTCCTTTTTGTAAAAGAGAAAAGGGAATAAATTATTCAAACAAAAAATTAGTTATCAGAACTAGCGATTTTGCTCTCCATTGCTGGAGATGTGGATATAAAAGCCGAGGTTTGTTTGGCTTACTCTATAAGTTTAGACGTTCTTTTCTTGAAGAATATAAGCTTAATTTTGAAAACGATTTAAAGCGCGAAGGTCTTATTAAGAAATTTGTAGCTACAGTTGAATCAAACGAATATAGAGAAAAGATACTAAGCTATAATAAGGAACCCACAAAAGAAAAGACTAATGTATTGCCAGTAGGCTTTAGATTACTTAATTCTCAGCCATATGGAAAAAGGGAAAAGTTAATTTTTGACGAAGCTTTGAAGTATCTTTTTAATAGAAAAATTACAGAGCAACAAATTGTTGACAACAATTTGGGTGTTGTTTCGTGGTTTGAAACGACGCAGGAATTCGTTAAATTCAACAACAGAATTATGATTCCTTCTTTTGACAGGGATGCGTTGGCGAGCTTTTACACTACGAGAACAATTTTGAAAGATGTTTTGCCGCGATATTCAAATTCTGGTCATTCAAATGAAATTGTATTCAATTCTTTTTTCATCAACAGTTCATTAAAAGAACTAACGCTTGTTGAGGGTCCATTTGATTATATTTGTAGCCCATATGAAAACACAATACCTCTTCTTGGAAGTTCAATAAGTAAACAGTCGTTAATTTATCAGTTTATTTACGAATTCAAGCCAAAATTATTAAGAATTGTCTTGGATAAAAATGAGCTAATAAAGGCAAATAAGGTGGCAACAGAATTGTATTTGACGTGCGAACCAGAAACCACAATATTGATTGGAAATATTAATCATCCTGTTGCCAAAGATTTTGCAGAGATTCAAGATTTATCAAATCGTCTTGCGGAACCAAGTGATGTTTCTGAAACGATTTGGCACCCATTGTCTATTAAAGACAAACTATTACTGAAAGTACAAAACCGATGAAAATAGCACATTTAGCAGATATTCATATTAGAGGAACGGAAAGAATACCTGAATATAGGACTGTTTTTTCAAGCCTTTATAAATCGCTTAATAGATCCAATATAGATCTGATTATTATTGCTGGGGATATCTTTCATACAAAAACACAAAACATCACTCCCGAAGGGATTGAGTTGATTGCTGAATTTTTTATCAACCTTGCCAATATCGCAGAAACTCATATTTTGCTAGGAAATCATGATGGAAATTTAAAAAACGAACAATCACAGGACGTTATTAGCCCCATTGTTCAGTTAATAAATAATAAAAATCTTGTACTCCATAAGCAAACAGAGAGTGTGGCTATAGGCGATATGGAATTTTACTTTTATTCCCTTTTTGATAAAAAGGGCTGGGAGACACTTCAAGTGCAGCAAACAAGGAAGCCGAATGTTTGTGTTTTTCATGGTTCTGTTTTGGGCTGCATAGCAGATAATGGATTTGCACTCACAGAACATGCCGAAGTTGAACCTTGGTTTTTTTCTAAGTTCGATTTCAGCTTACTTGGAGACATTCACAAAAGACAAAGTATTGGAAAGAATAATCGTGTCCACTATGCTGGCTCACTTATTCAGCAAAATTTTGGAGAAGAGTTGGAAAAGGGTTATTTGGTTTGGGATATAAAATCTCGTGATGATTTTGCCGTCAATTTTGTTAAGTTGCCAAACCCAAATCCATTTATTACAATAGATTGGGAGACTGATTTACAAACAACAAAGAATAAGATTTTCGAGGCATTCAAAACAAATCAATGCCAAGCTGGCTGGAAACTAAAGATTAAAAGCCAGGTTCAGTTAACAGAAAATGATAAACAAAGTTTGCTGTTATACGCAAATACAAAGCTTGATGCAAAAAAAGTAGAATTTGATGAAAAAGTCCTATTCTCGGTTGGAGACGTGGAGATTGATGGAGAAACTCTTTCAAAAGAAGAGTTAAAAACAAACAAAGAAAAGATTAAGGATCTTTATGAGTCGTTTGTAAAACAAAACAAAACCTCCCAAAAAACTATTGATTTAGAAAAGGCGAAACTAAAAGTAGATGAATATGTCGGCAAGCTTGATATTGATACAACATCTCAAGTAAGAGATGCGATCATTCGAATTGAAAATTTCGAATTTGATAATGTTTTTGCTTATGGTCCTTCTAATAAAGTTAATTTTAATAAATTGGATGGCTTAGTTGGAATCCTTGGAAAAAACAGAATTGGCAAATCGAGCCTTATTGGTTCGGTAGCACTGACACTCTACAATATTACGGACAGAGCACCAGTCAAATCTGCCTTTGTTGTAAACAACAAAGAGAAAGAAGCTTGCATGAGGATGCAGATAAATTTATCTGGGCAAAGATACTTGATCGAAAGAAGAATAGAAAAACAAATCCCCAAAAAACAAAAGAAGGCATTAGAAGACGAAGATAAGGCGCTGACCTCTTTAAAATTATTTAAGCTAGATAAGCAGGGAACCCAATATGAGTTAAACAATCAAAATTCTGTGACAAGAACCGACACAGAAAAAGTCCTAAGAAACATAATAGGAACCCCAGAAGATTTTTTATTTACATCGTTGAGTTCCCAAGGGCAAATGAATGCGTTTATTAATTCTGGGGCTACCTACCGAAAAGAATTACTTAATAGATTTTTAGATCTAGACATCTTCAAGTCTCTTTATACGCTTGTAAATGAAGACTATAACCTTTTGAAAAAAGGATCTCTAAAAGACTATAATCCAATTTCATTAGAAGAAAGAGTTAAAGAACTCGAAGCAGAGTTAGAAATAAAGAGAGTCTTCTTGCAAGACAAAGAACAAGAACTATCTTCAATTGAAGAAGAAATATCTTCTTTGCCAGATTCAAAGGAATATGACCAACTTCATTCCAATCTCTTCTCTCTGAAAACGGCTGTCGAAAAAAAGAATCAAGAGTTAAGCTCTAAAAAACAAGAGCTAGATTCTATACGGGTTGTATTAGAACAGACAAAATTGAAAAAAGAATCACTTCTAAAAACATTAAAAGAGAGTACAGAATCTTTAAATGAAATTCAATCAGAAGTTAAGGCTCTTGAGTCTGAACTAAGTGAGCTTCAAAAGTTTAAAGAAAAATATTTGCTACTTCAGAAAGATATTGAGTCTTCAAAAAAACTAGTCAAAAAACTAGACATCGTTCCATGCGGAGACATGTTTCCAACTTGTGTTTATATAAAAGATGCACATGATTCTAAAAAGAATTTAGAACTTCTACAAAAGGAATTATTAGCACTTGCTTTTGATGATGAAAATTTTATGGCAAAGAAATCAATCTTAAGAGAATTGAAGGATCTTTTAGAAAAAGAAAACATGGCACAAGTGACACTAAAAAATCAGTATGACACTTGTGAACGCAAAGAGTATGACTATAAAATCCAAATTGGAATAAAGGAAACTCAGATTCAGTCAATAGAAAATGATTGTGTTTTACTCAACGAGAGATTGAAAGAGTGTGCAGATAAATGCGCTTCCATGCATTCTCTATTGGGAATCCATGAAATGAGAGAGGAAAAAATTAAATTTCGCAAGGAAAAGCAGCGCGAAATAAATACGATATCGATTGACATAGGAAGGTTATTATCAGAAAAAGAGATGGCTGAACACGATTTAGTTTCAAAAAAACAAGACCATGATCAATTAGAAATTTTGGAGACTATTTTGGCGGCATTTTCAAAAAATGGAATACCAGCCATGCTTCTTAACACACAATTGCCATCAATTAACAAGATTGTAAATGATTATCTTTCTGGAATAGTTGACTTCAAGTTGAAGTTTGTTACAGAAGTCGGAGTCAATACTCTCGATATTTATATCGAGGATACAAAACCGAGAAGGGTAATTGAACTTGCTTCTGGTATGGAGAAAATGATTTCGTCTCTTGCTGTTAGAGCCGCATTAATGCAGCTTACCCCGCTACCAAAGCTTGATTCGCTTATTATAGATGAGGGTTTTGAAGCTCTAGATGAGGCAAATCTTCAGAATGTCATTAAGATGCTTAACAAACTAAAGCAGAACTTTAGATCGATTATTGTGATTACTCATATCCCTCTTCTAAAAGAATACATGGATAAAATTATTGAAATACAGGTTGACAACGAGACCCATCAGTCTAAAATATTGTATACATGAAAGATAAATCAGTTTTTGAATCCTTTGATAATTTTGTGGTTATAAAACCAGAAAGTCATGAGGCAATTCCAATCTTTTGTCCAATGTGTAGTTTTCCTATGAGGGACGCAGAGGATATTCTCATGTATAATGAGAAAAAATGTTGCTTTTCATGTGATACATGGTTTGTGTTACCAAACAAGGAGTATGATCCGTTGAGCGAATATGGAAAGAAATATTTAAACCATAGAAAACAACGAATGACGATTAGTTTCGATTTGAGATAGTTATGGAAAGAAATTATCATGGCTCAAGTAAAGAACTTTTTTACATATCAAATATTAGCGAATGTTTTACAGGAACAAAGTGGTCAAGATGGCAGGAAATCTCATTACATGAAATTTGAAGCCATGGATGATGGCTTAATTAAAGTTTGTCATCAATGCATCGTGTCTGCTGGACACCAATCCGTAAGGATTGAAATGCAGAGAAAATGGCTCGAAGATGCGGTTTCAGATATAAAGCGCAAGATACCTTTGATTGAAGAAGGTTATAAGAAGGCCATCGAAACTAGAGAGTCGCTGCTATCACTCAGCCCACAACCATACAAGGAATCCCCAGCAAAAACAGTTAAAATTTCCCTTTTAGAGAATTCAATACAGGAAGTATCTGAACCACTTTCATATCAAGTTTACAACCCAAATAAGACATCAGTATACAAGGTTTTTGCACTTTTAAAGGTTTCTTAAACAAAATCACTAGATTGATGTTATAGTTACTCTAACATAACAATGTTAGAACTAGTAAAAATCAAAGAAAATACAGATGGCAGAACACAAAAGTGTTTAGAATGGAAAAAAGACCCATTCCTTTTTACCAAGGAATGCCTGTCACTGTCACACCCAGTAAAAGGTACAATTCCTTTTGAACTATATGATTGGCAAAGGAAAGCTCTGGAAAAGTTTCTTATCACAGATAAGGGTAAATGGTCTTTTGTAACAGCTAGACAAGTAGGTAAAACCAGTTTAATTATTGCCGCAGCAGTTAATGCTACATGTTTTGAATGTGCCCAAATTGGCATTGTTAGTTTCAATCTAGAATATTCCAAGTTAATTCTAGCAAAAATTAAGTCATTGATTAATAGATTACCAGAAGAGCTTATAAAAGTGCTTCGACTAGAGATCGTCAGAGACACTGCAAAGGTTATTGAATTTGCAAACGGAGCCCGTATACGGGCCTTGCCAGCAACTTGCATGGCCCTTCGCGGGGAATCGTTCGATTATGTTTTTGTTGATGAAGCTGCTCATATTAATTCGGGAGAACTAGAAGGGTTGTTATCTCAGGCAGATTGTTGCAGTCAAAAACTGATTGTGCTCTCGACACCAACCAGAAAAAAAGAAAACAATAAAGTTTTCAAATCTTTTTGTGAGAATTCCGAAAAAACAAATGTAAAATGGAATGATGTTCCTGGGCGTGATTCGAAATGGGTCGAGGAACAGATTGCACATTTAGATTATCATGCCGCGGCTGCTGAATATTTTCTGCAAATGTGAAGGCTCATAAAAGCCTAGTTAATCTTACTAGGAAAATGGCCGAAACAAAAAAAGCAGCAGTAAATTTAAGAATGCAGGAGTTGCAGAGATGCAAAGAAGATCCTGTTTATTTTATTAAAAACTACATCTATATTCAGCATCCAGTAAAAGGTAGAATTCCGTTGGAACTTTATCCTTTTCAAGAGAATTGCATTGAAGACTTTCTCGAATTCAAATACAACATAGTTGTAAAATCTAGACAGTTAGGATTATCAACTATTACTTCAGCTTATTGCCTTTGGCTCGCGATGTTCCATCAGGATAAACTAGTCCTATTGATGGCAACGCGACTTGAAACCGCAAAGAACATGATTCAAAAAATCCGTATCGCGTTCAAAGACGTTGCGCCATGGATTAAAACAAGTCTTGGTTTAACTGAGACTGAAAAAGAATCAGTTAAGTATATTGAATTTTCAAACGGTTCCAAAATTGAAGCTATTCCAACAACTCCTGAAAGCGTTCGTGGTGTTGCGTGTTCTTTGTTGGTGATTGACGAATGCGTGTCTGGTGACACACTAATAACTGTAAGGAATAGTGAAACTGGTGAAATAATGGAAATTCCAATAGAAGAACTATGGGGAGATTTGTAAAATGAATAACGAAAATATTGAAATTATTAAACGATATGTTTTTAACAATGGCAAAATGTTACATTTTGCACTAAACCCAAATTGGTATGAAAAGCACGGTATTTTACATATTAAAACTTTAATACATGAAGAAACCTCGTTTTTAGACCAAGAAGCAACATTAAGAGAACGCATTTTTTATATCGAAAAGGGAATAGACACACCAAAAATTTGCAACTATTGTAATTCTCGACAAATTAGGTTTATTACAACTGGAGCATTGAAATTTTATAAATCTTGTAAAGATGCCGAGTGTCTTGCCAAACATAAATCTAAAGTTTCTATTAGAAACTGGGAAAGGATGGAAAAGGAGAAAAGAGAAAGCGTCTCCGTTAAGATTGGAAAATCCAATAAAGGAAAGAAGCGATCTGAAGAGTATAAAAAGGCGTGTAAAATAAGGAATCTTGGAAGAAAGCAAGACGAGGCAACAAAAAGAAAAAGAATAGAAACAAGAAAAAATAATGGAAATTTATGGTTTTCAAAAGAAACATTAAGAAAACTTTCAGAGTCAAATCGGAAAACACATCTCTCTAAGGAATTTAAAGAAAAATATAAAGAAATTTATCTGGCATCTAGAGAAAAGATATCTAATTCAATTAAAAAAAAGATATTTCTTGGACAATACACGCCAAAAACAGTAAATAAATTTTCTAGAAAAACTGCTTTCTGCATAAAAGAAAATACGAATTTTAAATTTAGAAGCAGTTGGGAAGCTATTTTTTGGCTAGTAGTTCCAAATATAGAATATGAAACTTTAAGATTGTCTTACAAATATGAAAATAAAGATCATATTTATATTGTTGATTTTATTGACAAACAAAATAAAAAGTTATATGAGATAAAACCGTGTAGTGAAAGAACAAGTGAAAAAAATCTAGCAAAATTTGACGCGGCTAGTAAATGGGCAAAAGATAATGGATATGATTTTCAAATTATTACCGAGGAATGGTTTCGGGAAAATTTACAAGATTATATGTTTGGAACAGAAAACGAGCATCTTAATTTAAGATTAAAAGGTTTGGTTGGTAAATGCAAAAAGTAAATTCAAAATACGAGGTTTTAACTCCTTCTGGTTGGAGCAAGTTTACAGGAATAAAGAAGACAAAAAAACAAGCATATCTTGTTATCGCAACAGAAAATTCAGAGTTAAAATGTTCATATGAACATAAATTGAAATTTCCAAATGGAGAATTTTTAGAGGCTCAGTTTATTTCAAAAGGAGACATTTTACAAGATGTTGGAGAGGTTCTTGATATAAAGGAAGTGGTCAAAGAAATAGAGTTGTTTGATCTTTTGAATGTTGAAATGGGGAACGAATATTATACTAATGATTTTGTTTCATCAAACTGTGCTCACATTGAGAAATTTGATGATATTTGGGAGGCGGCTAGACCAACAATTACAACTGGTGGTGATGCCATTTTATTTTCTTCTCCAAATGGAAAGGGCTTGTTTTATGAAATCTACAAAAATGCTGAATCTGGTGAATGGATTGAAAATCGAGTAGGATTCCACGGAAAAGAAACTGGTAAAAATAGTTTTCATGCAATTAAATTGCCATGGCAAGTGCATCCTGATAGAGATGAAAAATGGTTTGAAAACGAAACAAAATCTCTTGATCCAAAGAAAATAGAAAAAGAATATTGTTGTGGATTCGAGGGAAGTGGAAATACGTTTTTTAATTCCGAAACTATAGAGTGGGCAAAATCAACGGTTATTTCTCCCTTGGTTTATGAACACAAAGGTAATGAATTCTGGATTTGGGAGCCCCCGCAGGAAAATCACAAATATGTAATTTCGAGTGATATTGCCCGCGGAGATGGGGAGGACAATTCATGTTGTCATATAATAGACATGACAACAGATGAACAGGTTGCTGAATTTTATGGTAAAATAGCTCCTGATAAATTTGCCGAGCTTATGGTAAACTATGCAGAGAGATATAATAACGCATTAATAATAAGTGAATTAAACTCTATCGGAATTGCCGCATCTATCAAATTAAGAGATTCTAAATATCCAAACATTTATTATGATGAAAAATCAAAAGAAAAAATGGAACTCATGACAGACGAGGAAAAGGAAGATATTCTCCCTGGGCACACCACATCCTCGAAAACAAGAGAAAAGCTGCTGTCGAAGTTAGAAAACGCATTAAGAAACAAGCAGTTGAGAATTAATAGCTCAAGATTTGTGGCGGAAATGGATACCTTTATTTGGAATGGCAAAAAAGCACAGTCTTTGCGCGGCAAAAACGATGACTCAATTATGGCGCTCTCAATCGCTTTACTAGTTTACGAGCCAGCAGGTAATAGCAAGAACAAACAAACATATTCTGCTTCTGATTGGCATAACGCTTTTTTACAAAGCATTTCTCGCGGCAGCAAACCAAAAGAATTTCAACAAGCCATAAATAACGAGAGAGAATCGCTCAGGAATGAAATATTGGGATTGCCAAGAAACTTCCCAAGTAGGGGAATAGGAATGTTCGGAATAGATCCAAGAAAACTGAGATAACCTTAAATTCCGCTGTAACTCCAGAAACGAGTATCGTTATACGACAAGCTGCCAGTAGATGTACCAGAGGCAATAAGAACAAAGCAATCTCTGCGTTCGACTGTGGTCAAGCCAGCAATAACCTCGGTTGCCCCACCAGAAAGGTGTAGATCGGTTATTCTCCAATATAATGGGCCAAGTGTTGTGTTCGCTGGCAGTGTAATAGCATTACCAGTAGCAAAGCCGCCAGTTGTAAACGCCGCGGTCACAGCTTGTGTGGTCTTAATAAGAATCCATTGCGTTAGATATGGAAATTGAATTGATAATGCTCCAGAACAACTAGTCACAAAAGGAACTCCAGAAACTTGAAATTCTCCTACGTGGCTAGGTCCAGATTTTGGCCAATGCATACTCATGATGCATTTAAATAGAACAGACAATAGTTAGCAGTATGTCAATTTTATTATCTAAATTAGTTTTTACTGCCCCAGAACAAGATTATAAATTTATGGCGAAGCAACTTCTGGGCGAAGAAGTTAAAGCTTATGGCAATGCACAATATGCAGAGTTGGCAGTTTTGTTGGCGGCGGTTAGAACCTTATCGTTTATTCATCAACAAAATCATTGGTGCGCCAAAGGAAAAGAATATTATGGAGACCATCTTTTGTTTATGCGTCTTTACGAAACGGTCGATAAAGAAATTGATATCCTCGCAGAAAAAATAGTGGGATTATCTTCTGAGGGGTTTGTTTTGTTACGTTCCCAATGCAAACATATGCACGCTTTTGTTGAGTTAATGGGTGAAGAACTAAGCGATACAAGTAAAGGTTACAAAACGAGCTTTCAGGCCGAATTAATATTCGCTGCATTAATCTCGGAAGTGTTTACAATCCTCGAACAAAGCGGTCTCTTAACCCCAGGACTCGAACAATGTTTGGGTACAATCATGGATACCCATGAAGGAAATGTTTATCTTTTGAAACAAAGATATCAAGCTTAAGAATCTATTAAATGTACGTGTTCCATTGGAACCCATACAACTTGTCTATATGTGTCAAGCATTATTGGAAAAACCTTAGTCGTTTCTGTTCCTGACATACTTTCTGCTTTGTTTGCATTAACAAGCGTTGACTTATAAACCTTAACGGGCTCACCCGCGATATGCCCAGTCTCACCAGAATCAATTCTACTTATTGGTTTTACAAATGCAGTTTGGTTCGGGTCAAGAAAAACGCTTCCGCCTTCCATTCTTGCTTCGTAAACTGGAATTTTCTCTTTTATTATTTTGTCTATTTGGCGTCTGCCTAGCATTACTCTTTCCATTTTTTATTCCTTGTGTGAATTATTGTAATCTATATTAA